TTCTAGATGCGCGATTTGTTTATCCTCCATCATAAGAGAATCCAAGAAAGCTTTTTGTAAATTGTCTATGTCTGGTTTTGACTGATGGAATCTTCCATGATATAATTTTTTTTTCTTCTTTGACCAAGATGGGGGAACCGGAATCACAAATGTAATTGACGCTCCCACCGGAGGCATGACGAAAGATTTTCTTTTTGCTTCAGCTGAAAGTTCTAGTTTATAGTTGTTATACCTCTCTAGTCTAAGTAGTCTTTTTAGGCCGGCTGGTCGTAATTTATCTCTTGGTATTCTGAAAAATATGGAATCACCTTGAGTTGCTCTGACGTGAGTTTGAGGTGTGATGTTAAGAATTACTTTCCTCAAGTGATACGTTTTTTACTGCCTTGATCAAAATAGTTTCCATCATCTTTTTTAATGACCATTGCTTTTTGTCTGCTAGAATAGTTAGCTTGTCAATGACTTCTTGTTCAAGTTGAACTTCTTTTCTTAATTTATTCATTCCGTATAGTTTACGATAAAGATACGAAACAATCATATAACGACAAAAAAAACCTCCTTTTTTAAGGGAGGCTCAAAGTAATAACAAACCAACTAACCGAGTTTAATACTTTAATTTAGTCATCATTGATAACTTAGAAGATTTCTTTTTCATATCTGCTTTTTCCGGAGCTTTATTCTCTGGACGAGATTTATATTGTTTTTGCATAGAAGCCTCAAATTTAGCCTTTAAACTAGGCTTACCCATCTCTCCTACTTCTTTATTAGATCTTAGCATTTTGAAATCCTGAGAGTCAATTTTGCCGTTCTCGTTCTTATCTAATTTTGATTGATTTCCTTGCATTTTTATTGTTTTTATTATTACATTCTTGCTTTAGCTTGAGCCTTTCTCTTTTCAGCTTCAAGAATAGCCATTGCCCTTGCTCTTCCTCCTGCTTTTTTCTCAGCAGCAATTCTTTGCATTCTTTCTTTAAAAGTTTCTTTGAACTTTGAGAAATCACTACCTGCGGCTGGACCTGTTTTAGTAACTTGAAGCATTTCTGAATCAGGGATTCTTTCTACATCCTCATCACCTTCAATAGATTTATATTTAGCTTTTACTGAAACATCTCCAGTTTTAGGATCAATTTCCGTTCTTCTTGTACCTTTTAAACCTAAAGATTTATATGCAGAACCAAAGTCTTTTTCTCCTTGAGTTAATTCGGCTTGCTCTTCTTTCATTTGCTCAATTCTAGCCATTTTTGCATCAGTATCTGATTTTGATATTGATTTTGGCGCAGAAGGCATTACTTTCTTTTGATAAGTAGTAACTGTTTCAGCCGGCTTTCTTTTACCACCGCCAAGCTTTTTCATTGATTTTAACATAGCTATGTTTTTGTACCCAAATATACCATATTTTCACCATTCCCATCCCATATTACAAAAAAAAATTTTAAAACATCTGCATAAACATTTGTTTAAGCTACCCCCCCGCGCCAAAAAGTCCGTTCATTTTTCGGGGTTTTGATTTTCTTGCACCCAGTACCCCGTTTTTGCGTTTTCCCTTGCATTTTCTTTGTGTGTGGTGTGTGGTGTGGGTTTGGTGGGTGTTGGGCTTGGCTTGGTAGGTCATGCAATTACTACCGCTTTGCCTTGTGGCTGGGTGGTTACTTGCTTTGTTTTATATGTGGGGGGATGGGGGTGTGTAACTTAAATTTTGTAGCTACAATTAGCGATAATTAATTTAATTTTGTAGCTACATTTCACTTTTTAGTATTAACTTTGTAGCTACAATTTATTTTATGAAAAAAAGCAACCCAATTGGAGTAAGATTTGACTTATATAAGTTGGAAATGATTCAAAAAGAGCAAAATTTGACATCTGTTCAGCAAGTGGTCAATTATTTGATGGATAATTACGGCAAAAGCGCCTCAAATTTGGAAGATGTACGCAAATCGGTACAAATACCAGTACAAAGTGAAAAAAAGCCAATTTTGGAGCCTCCTAATCACTTAACTGGAATAGATTTAGTGATATGGAAAGCTGAAAATCAAAAATAATTCGTAAATTAGCGTATGAAAAACAAACTACAGATGATGAAACGCGCGGATGGATCATATTCTCGTAGGGGATTATGGGATAATATTCGTGCCAACAAGGGTAGTGGTAAGAAGCCAACTGCCGAAATGTTGAAACAAGAGAAAAAAATTAAAGCAATGAAAAAAAATAAATAGTTATGTCAGGAGCTTGGCAAAGAAAAGAAGGTAAAAATCCAGAAGGCGGATTAAACGCAAAAGGTCGTGCATCTTATAATGCTGAAACTGGTGGCAATTTAAAAGCCCCAGTTAAATCTGGCGTTAATCCTAGAAGGGTTTCTTTTGCTGCTAGATTTAGTGGCATGTTAGGTGCTATGAAAAAGCCTAATGGAGAACCTACTCGTAAGGCATTAGCATTAAAAGCTTGGGGATTTGGTAGCGTTGAAGCTGCTCGTAAATTCGCAAATAAACATAAGAAATCATAATGGATAAAGACGTTTGTGTAACTCATGACATTTTATTGGAAGATGGTGTATGCGTAAAATGTCTTTCTGAAGATAATAAATAAGGCGGTTTTTTAGGCCGCCTTTGTTATTTACTTCCACTCCATCTTATTTATCCTGTAATTTTCTTCGTTTCTATATGTAATAATTATACTATTATATTGAAATATCTCTACCGAATAATTAATACCATCTCTAGTCCATTCGGAAATAAAGTTTGACTTTTCATTTCTCACCGCTTCCATTTCATATCCCTTAAAGTCTTTGTCGTAAGGTGATTTGAAAGATTCTGAATACATATCTGGGTTACCGTATTTGTCTGAAAATACTTTTACATACTTTTTATAGTTTGCAAGCAATTCATCCCATGTATCAGCATCTCCAACATAAGCCGTCAATACAACTGGCTTATTTGATTTAATAGTATTTACTATATATACTCTAGCAAGTTTGTTATCGTATTCTCCTGAGAGCTTTGTGGTTTCACCTGCTGCGTAATCAAAAGTAAATCCTTTTGTTTTCAACTTTGATAATAATAGGTTTCTATCTTCTTTTAAATTAATACCATCAAATATCTGCGACATTGCAGTGTTTACTAAGAAGATAATGATTAGTGTGGTTGTTATTAGCTTTTTCATTTTTTTGGTTTTGTGGTTATTAATCTTGTTCTGCTTGCATTTCTAAAATCTGTCTGCCTTTGTCTGATAAAGGCCTTGCAAATAGTCTTAGTTTCTTTCCGGTTGTTGGACATAAAAATGTTATACCAACGTCCATGTAAGACTTCAATACTATCTCCATTACGCCATCTGAGCTTTCACTAGCACCAATTACATGTGGATCATCATAATCAAATTGCATACAAAAGTCGCATCCATCAAGTACTTGTGCATTAGATGGTAGGTTGAGTTCTTTTTCTTTTTTCTTAGCCATTTTTATTTATTTATTTCGTTAATGTCAACAATTTTTACTTCTTCTCCGTTTATCATAGCATCTAATGTAGATTCTATAATTTCTCTTTGTTCCGGGTTCAATAAAGCAACCTTTTCAACTATAGCTGGAACTGCAAAAACATCACTTTGTATTTCGTTTTTAATTCCAATTCTAACTTCAGTTGTAAGAAACGGGTGGGTTATAATATCATTAAAAATCCAATCTATTTTTTTACTATAATTTTTAAATATCCTTTCTCCCTGTGAGTTGGGGAACTGCCTGCAAAAATCTTCTAATTGCTCTTGAGCCATTTTTAAATTTTGGATTGCACTTATGATATTAGCTCCGGTCATTTATTGAAATTTAGATGTTTGTTTTCAAGTTCAAATAAAAATTCTCTTGCTTTTTCTACTTTATGCTGAATCTTTAAAATGTCATCTTCGTTTCTTTCAACATTGAATATTAATATCCTTTCTGAAATATCAATATCATCAAAAGTCAAACTAAATTCTAATTTAAGAGCTTCTTTTACATATTCTGGGCTTTCTTCTGAAATAACATTCATCTTATTAAGTAAGTATCTTTTCTCTTGCTCAACAATGTTGAATGGGGTATTCACAAGACAGTATGCAATATGCCCACTAGTAGCAGCTGTAAGCCACATGTAAGATTGAAGTTGCCAGTAATACAAATTATCAAGTTTATCTGGTATATTTCCTAAGAATGTCCAAAGGTCATAACTTGATTTAATATCAATAACTTTATTTGGATTAACAGTAATTATATCTGGATGCCCTGATATGTAATCATTAGTAAATCTATGTTCATTTTTATCATAATCTACTCCCCAAAAATTATTTAAAAGATCAATTGAATCATCTTCAACCTCAACACCTTTCTTCATTTGTTTTGTTTGTATATCTCGCTTTCTACCATATTTCTCAGCGATATAAACTTCAATTAAATGTTTTTGTGCAGTTTTTGATAATAAACCGGCTTCTTTGTCGGCTTTAGTTACCGGCTCTGTCATTAAATACCCAACAGAACTTGATCTAATAAGTGTTTCGCTCCAGTTCATAATTAAAGGTTGTTTAGTTTGTTATTATAATATTCCAGCAATTCAAGATTGTTTTTACACATTAGTTCCCAAGCTTTTAATTCTTGTTTTGTTGTGCAAGAATCAATAAACTCTTTTGTTCTTTCTGTTAAAGTCTTTTTTGACTGTGTTGGTATTACCTTTTCAGCAATTGGTTCATCTTGTTCAAAATAAAACCCAGCTTCTTCAATTTGCTTAACACTCTTTTTATGGTATTCTTCAACAAGTTGTCTTGCGTTATCAAGAGCTTTATCTGCTGATTCACCCGGATTCAAAGCAAATTCAACCCCTATTTTTTCTGATGAATAATTACCTAAATTAAAAGTTCTAGTGTAGTTGATGGTTTGTATGTGCATATTACTTATTTTAGTCTGGTTACATTTGTTTTATTTTCATCTGCTTTAATTTTAAAAACTTTTACTTTATGCTCTTCTTTTCTTTTAAGATTTGAAACCATAACCATTACTGAAGTATATGGGTTTTCTAATAGTAAACTTTCTCCTACCTTAAGATCCGATACTTTACTTGATACCGAATCTGGACTAATGTTTCTTGCCATTTTATGTTTTTTTTTAATGTTTGAGTACAAAATTAATTTAATTAATTTAATTAAAAAAATAAATTTAATTAAACTTCTTCTTTACCAAATTTAATTTGGACCTATATTCAATAATTAAGGCTTTTAATTCATCTTTAGTTGGCTTAGCAACCTGTCTTGCTAATTCTCTCAAATATTCTACAACACCATTATTCTCTGCATCTAACTTATATTCAAACTCCTCTAGATTACCAAGCTTAAAATAATTTTCTTCCATTGATTGTGGCCTACAATTAGCTTCTAACCATCTGGTTCCAAGATTTGCCCTTGGTATAAAATGACCGCATTGTATTTCCTGCCATCTCATTTTTTTCCCAGATGTATAACATTCTACCATACCATCTTTACTGGCATATTTACATCTAATATACTGGCTAAATACATGATCTAAATCTGAAACAAGATTTTGAAAACTTTCTCCATCATCTTCAAATTCTTCCATTCTTTTTTGCGTAGATTCAATAGTAGCGCATTGTTTACACATCTTTTTTGAAAAATGGTAATCAATGTTTCCGCATCTAACGCATCTCTTTTTCTTTACTATTATCGTTGAATTTCTCATCTTCTTTTAGTTTATGTAGTTTGTTATTTATGAATTTATATTTACCAGCGTATTTACCATCTTTTGTTACTTCTATTATTAAATCAAGCTTTTTAGCCAATTCATATATTAGTTCTCTATTTTCCATCTATTTTTATAAATTCTTTTTTATATTTTTTATATATTTTTTCCAATTGTTCTCCAGTTTCATACCAAAATCCTGACAATACTCCAGTTTCAGCAATAGCATACTGAACTTCTATTATTGCTTTAAAAGCATTTTGTCTACCATGTTCTATATTAATAACATATCCATTATCTTTTGGAACTTGCATATAATACATTAGTAATTCTTCGGCCTTTTCTTTTGGTGTCATAATTTATTTTATGCAAATTTAATTAAATTAATTAAACCACAAAATTATTTTTAAAAAAAATTAAAAATATTTGGGAATTTAGAAATTAATACTATTTTTGCTATTCAACAATAAATTTTATGGAAGAAATTAAAACAATGAAGCTTCATGAACGAATCAAGGAAGCTATGGATGGTCGCACTCAGCGTTGGCTTTCATTAAATGCCAAGATACCAGAATCGGAATTATCGCGCAAAATGCAAGGTAAATTACTATTTACTGATAGTGAGATTATACGCATAAATGAAGCTTTGAAAACCGATTTAATAAACGATTAAGATTTTAAAATGCCAAAAGATACATTCTACTTCTCACACGACTATAATGCTCGTAATGATGAGAAGATAAAAAGGTTGATTAGAAAACATGGCATGCAGGGGTATGGTGTTTTTTGGTCAATAGTAGAAGATTTATACAATAATGCGAACGCATTGCGAATGGATTACGAAGGCATTGCGTATGATTTAAGATCGGATAGCGACCTTGTAGCGAGCGTAGTAAATGACTTTGATTTATTCATTTTTAATGGTGATTATTTTGGCAGTAATTCTGTTCAAGAAAGACTAGAACAAAGAAATGATAAAAGTGCAAAAGCAAGAAAATCAGCTAGTTATAGATGGGAAAATGCGAACGCAATGCAAACGCAATCCGATAGCAATGCTAAAAAGGAAAGGAAAGGAAAGGAAATAAAAGGAAAGGAAATAAAAGAAATAAATATATCGTTTGATATTTTCTGGGATTTATATGACAAGAAAGTGGGTGATAAAGTGAAATTGAAAAAGAAGTGGGAGTCATTGCAAGATTTAGATAGAAAATCAATTATTGACTATATCCCAAAATACAAGACTATCCAACCAGATAAAAAATTTAGGAAGGATCCACAAACTTTCTTTAACAACAGTTCATGGAATGATGAATTGGTTGGTTTAGATTTACCAAAGCAGCAGATTTATAAAAATAATGATTTTGAAGCTTACAAGAAAAGACAACAGGAATTAGGAAAAACTTTAAATTAATACGATGATAGCTACTATTTTTAAAAACATTTTTAGCAAGGAACCTCACTACATCACAATTGAAAAAGCTTTAGAAAGGATTAAATTTGGTTCAAGTAAGGAACTGGTTACCGAAATCAGAAACACTCTTGACAAGGAAAAGGCTAATAAGATTAAGTTAAATTTACCATCAGTTTGCTTTAGCGGTAAGTTTGGTAACGACAGAAAAGATGAGCAACTTATTGAGCATAGTGGTTTTATTGTGCTTGATTTTGATGATATATCTGAATTAAGGGATAAGCAAACCGATATAATTTCACATGATTTTGTTTATGCCTGTTGGGTTAGCCCATCTGGTAATGGATTAAAAGCATTGGTAAAAATAGCTGACGGTTCAAAGCATAGAGAGCATTTTCAGTCTTTACAGGAAGTATTTCCTGAAATTGACAGGAGTGGAATTAATGTAAGTAGGGTTTGTTACGAAAGCTTTGATCCTGAAATTTATGTAAACGAAAATGCTTTAGTGTTTGCAAAAGCTAAGAAAATTGAGAAGATAACCGTAACTGAAAACCAGAATATTGATGATTCCGAAAACTTTCGTAGAATTTTAAAATGGCTTACGAATAAGAACGATGCTTTTGTAACAGGTGAGCGAAATACATATATTTTCAAATTAGCTTCAGCATGTTGCCGCTTCGGTATTGATGAAAGCGCCGCATTAGGCCTAATTTCGGCAGAATATACCGTTAGTAATGACTTTACTATGTCGGAGATGAAAAGTGCCGTAAAGAGCGGATATAGGGCAAATAAGAACAATTTTGGAACGGCTTCTATACAGAAAGAGAAGTTGGTTAGTAAAGAAACTAATTATGAGATTGATGTAAAGCGTGAATTTACAGAAGAAAATGGCGAGAATTATAGGATTGAAGATGTGGTTTATGGTATTGATGTTAAGGATAGGGCTTTATCAATAAACGAAAAAGGGTTTGAGAAGATTATGGGGGTTGGTGTACCTGAGCTTGATTATTTGTTTAAGCCAAAAAGAGGAGAAATAACACTGTTGACCGGTATTGGTAACTACGGAAAGACCGCTTGGCAGAAGTCACAGATTTTGGGAAGAATCATAATGTTTGGGGAGAAGATTGCTACATTTTCACCTGAAGATACTCCAGCTGAAGAATATTTTCATGATTATGTTGAGATGTTATTGGGTTGTGAGTGTACTCCATTTAATCCAAATAGACCATCAAATGAGGTTTATGAAGCTGCTTATGATTTTATTTCTAAGCATATATTTTACATCAGCGCAGAAATGCTTTCCCCTACCCCCCAGTATATCAAAGAAAAATTTCTTGAATTGATTGTGCAAGAGAAAGTTGATTTTTGTTGTATTGATCCGTTCAATCAGATGACAAATGATTACAAAGGATTTGGTGGAAGAACAGATAAATATCTTGAAACATTATTAGCTGACTTTTCAAGATTTGCAAAGAAAAATGATGTATATTTCTGGGTAATTGCGCATCCTAAATTAATGGAAAGAGATAAGACAGGTAATTACAAATGTCCAGATGTTTTTGATGTTGCAGATGGTGCAATGTGGAATAACAAAATGGATAACATTTTAGTCTATCATAGACCATTTGCGCAAACGGATCCTAATAATCCTTTAGCAGAATTTCACTCTAAAAAGATTAAAAAGAAAAGCGTTGGCAGAAAAGGTTTTATGTTGGTTGAGTATGTATGGGAAAGAAGAAGATTTTTTATTGAAGGCAGAGATTTTATACAAGAGATGTTGAATAAAAAGAATTATGATTTTTGGAAAAGAAAAGAAGCAAGTCAGGCTTGGTTACCATATCAAGATGAAAATGGGGAAGAAGTAATATTTTAATAATTATAAAAAACAAAACAATGATTAGAATTTCAGTTATTGGTCGTTTAGGCCAAGATGCAGTAGTTAACAATGTTAATGGTAAGACGGTGATTAATTTCTCAATGGCTTACAGTGAAAAGTTTAAAAAGCAAGATGGACAAGAGGTTGATAAGACAACTTGGATTTCATGTGCTTATTGGACTGAAAAAATTAATGTTGCAAGCTATTTAAAAAAAGGAACTTTGATTTACATGGAAGGTAAGCCAGAAGCAAAAAATTATGTAAATGGTAGCACAAACGAAAGTGTTGCACAATTGCATGCAAGAGTAGCTACATTGCAGTTACTTTCTGGTAAACAAGAAGAAGCTCCATTTTAATGTACATACATGAATTAAAAAATATTATAGATGTCCACACCCCACTCGGAAAAGGAAAAGCTATCGCATGGATTGATTACGGAAGCGAAGTCAACACTGTTTGGAAAGTTATATTACACGACAGTGGTATTGTGCGTAATTTTTACGACACCGACATTATCGTCTACCCAAATAGAATGGACGGAGGAAATATTGACTTAGATTATTTTAAAAATAAAAAGTAATACTATGCAACAAGAATTACAATTTGATGGCGCTGATTATGTTAAAGAAAGGGATTATCAAAGGTTAGCTAACAACCATTTTAAACTAAAAGAGCTTATGAAGGATAGTGTATACAGGACGCTTGGAGAAATATCTAAATTTATAGATGTCCCCGAAGCATCAGTATCTGCTGGATTAAGGGATTTTAGAAAAGAAAGGTTTGGTGGACATACCTTGAATAAAAGATATGAAGGAAATGGTTTATATTCGTACCAATTAATCCTAAAAAAACATCAAAATGGCCAAAGTTAAATCTGATTCCAGAAAAATTTCATTCGGTAAAAGAAAGACAGGAAGTGCAAAAAAATCTTATAACAAACACACTCCTAAACCTAAAGAATATAGAGGTCAAGGGAGATAAAAATTAATTATGTATATATTGGAATTATTTGCTGGTAGTAAATCTATTGGTAATGTAGCTGAACAATTAAGAATGAATGTTTACTCAAGTGATATTGAACAATTTGGTGGTATTGATTATGTTGTTGATATTTTAGAATTTGATGTAAATAAAGTTCCATTTAAGCCAGATATTATATGGGCTAGTCCACCATGCACAGGTTTTAGTGTTGCAGCAATAGGCAGAAACTGGACAAAAACAGATGGAGATGCAATACCAAAATCAGACACAGCAAGATTAGGAATAGAATTAGTAAAAAAAACAATTGAGATAATTGATTATTTTAATCCAAAATATTTTTTTATTGAAAACCCAAGAGGCATGCTCAGAAAGTTGCAAATTATGCAACGTTTTAAGCGTCATAGTGTAACATATTGTCAATATGGAGATAGCAGAATGAAGCCAACTGATATTTGGACAAATAGCCAAACTTGGATTCCAAGACCTGCTTGTAAAAACGGAGATACTTGTCATGTTAGTGCGCCAAGAGGTTCAAGGACAGGAACACAAGGACTTGCAAATGCTTTTGAAAGAAGCAAAATACCGAATCAATTATGTGAAGAAATTTTAAAAAGTTGTATATGAATAACAAAGCCGCCAAAAAATTAAGAAGATTATCTGTTGCCCTAGCTGCCGGTTCAGGCAAGACTATTGATGATGCAGAAAGAATCTACAAAAATCTAAAAACAGTATATAAAGAAAATAAAAAAGCCCCTAAAAAATAGGGGCCTAATTTATTTAAGCGTTTGCAGCTGAATTAATTTGCGCTACAGTAGCATTTGTGTAGTAGTAAACAGATACTTGATTCAAGCCTGTTGGAGCTACTTCAACTATTGAGTTCATAGTTACTCCGTTTGCTACTGTTCCAGAAGGAGCTGGGTAAGCTACGAATCCTTCAACTGGAAAACCGTATGCAATACCAGAAGTTGCTGGAGTTCCGTTAGGGTTTAATAAAGCATATTGATTTCTTTGATATGCTGTAATTGATACTATTTGTGCCATTTTATAATGTTTTTATTTGTTTTTTAATTTTTTTGTTAAGGTGCTGTTG